ACAAACCCGATGTTGATTTAGCTGATGTTGAGTGTCCATTTTAGGAGGTGAGTAGGTATGGCTAAGATTGATATATTTGCACTTCAAGACACAAATATGGTAAAAGATTTAGAAGGGCAGAAGATTTTAATATATGGAGGAAACGATACAGGAAAGACTTATCAAACCACAAGGCTGCCTGCCCCAATGTTATTAATGGCAGAAGCAGGTGGAAATGCTCGTAAAATGCAGAAATTCCCTATTAATGAATGGGCTGATTTTGTTCAAATTGTAAACCAACTTGTAAAAAATTACGATAAAGCAAGGGAGATGTATCAAACAATTATTATCGATACAGACGAAGCTCTTGTTGCAATAAATGAAGATGGCGTTGCTAAAGATTATGGAGTCCCAGATGTGGGAATGGTGCAAGACGCCGCAAAGGGAAATCCTAACGGCTATTCATATTCTCGCAATCGCTTCAAAAATCAAATTAATCGCCTTGCAAGACAGGGGTATACGGTTGTATTTATTTCACACGAAATGGTGGATGATTTGGCAGGTTCGCCAACCTATGGTAAAATTATCCCATATGGTTCAAATAAAGAAAAAGGTTCGACAAAATTTATTCGTGACTTATGCGATTTTGTTATTTATACCTATGCAAATGGAGTAGATAGCGAAACAGGTAAGACAATTTTTTCTTCGGCAATCTGTAAAGAAACAGATAAAGTGTTTGCCCGTTCGAGATACCCAATGATGCAAACATACATTAAAGAATTTACTGCTGAAAATTTAACAAAAGCGATAGAAGATGCTATAGCTAAGACTGCAGAAGATGAGGGGGCTGGACTTGTTAGTTTTAAAGAAGTTAATATAATTGGCGATTATACAAAAGAAGATTATATTCAGCTTCTACAGCCGTATGTAGAAAAATTATTTAAGGTTTATCCAGAGTATGTGTTAGAACAGGTTGAATTACAGCTTGGAGCAGGCAAAAAAATTACAGAAGCCACAGATGAACAAGTTACTGAATTAGGCTCTTTATATTCAACCCTCGTGGATTTTTGTACTCAGAGAAATATAACTATCTAACACAGTTTATTACAACCCACCCTCTGTGGTGGGTATTTTTCATAAGGAGAAATTAATGACCACTAAGAAAATACCAAATGATAAATACTACACACCTAGTTCTCTTGCAGAATATTGCGTATCTAAAGCCAAAGAGATTATTGGCGAACAAAATATAACCGAATACCTTGAGCCAAGTGGCGGGGCAGGAGTTTTTCTTGATTATTTACCCGAAGGTACTTATAGCTGCGATATTGAACCCGAAGATGAACGAGTTGTACAGGGTGATTTCTTGCAACTTGATTTACCATATAAACAGGGTCGTTGTATAATTGGAAATCCGCCTTATGGCATAAAAGGCAATTTATTTACACAATTTTATAATAAAGCCTGCGAACTTGGGGATTACATAGCTTTTATCTTGCCAATCAGTCAATACAATAACGATATAAAACTCTATCGGTTTGACCTACTTTATAGTGAGGATTTAGGCAAGAGAGAATATAGCGGGATTAAGGTACATTGTTGTTTGAACATATATCACAGACCTAATGGGGGGGGGTATAATCAACCCAGAAATTATAGGTTAAAAGATATAGAAGTAGTTGAATTACGTATAGCCAAGAAGTCAATGCAGTCAAAAAATCGTAATAGAGTATATAATGGATTTGCCTATGATTATGCTATTTGTGCATGGGGTGCAAGCATAGGTAAAGAAATAAAACACGAAAATCAATTCGCAAAAGAATTTTACTTTGTGATACATAACGATAAACTTAAAAATAAAATTCTTGATGCTCTCCAAAACGCAGATTGGTGCAAAGAATATCCAATGACCGCAACCCCAAACTTATTACAATGGCAGGCATATAAATACTTAAAGAAGATGATACCTGAGATAGAATAATTATTGACAAACTCCCTGTTTTGTGGTATAATAGACTAAAGTTAAATAATAAGGAGGTCAATATGGAACATATATTAAAAATAATAGTCTATCTTATACTAGCAGCCATAACAATCAGCGCTAGTTGGATAAATTATAAAATATGGCAGGCGGATAAAAAGAATGGTTGGATTTTATCATTATTGTTTGGTACATATGGGTTGGGTATAATTGCTATGATTTATATGACTAGCATAATGTTTAGGTGATTGATATGTATATAATACAAGGATTAGTTTTAGCTTTAGCTACAATAGGATTTGCGGTGCTGGTTATGTCTGAATGTTATTTTATTTGGTCTTGGAGAGAAACAAAAGAACACTTTTATTTAGGCATAAGCATTATGACCGCAGTTTTAATAATACTTTTTGGGACTGGACTGGGCATTTGCCTTGTGGGATATATAGGAGGAGCATGATGGAGACGGTAATATTTGTGACTAAAGAATATTTTGATAAATACATTCGCTCAAAAGATGTAATAGAACATAAAAGCGATTATGAGCCTGATAATTTGCTTAAACTCTATAAACAGCTAACACCTCTCTACTCTAACTATGAGTTTACAGGAATAGCAAGATTCATTGAATAGGGGGTACATGATGATAGGAACAGACGGCAAACCAGTTAATTGTGAATGTAATATTTATAATGGAACAACACCATCATCGATAGATGATGAAATTAATTCTATTAGCCTAAATGAATGGAGTGAATTATGGATTAAACTAATTAATCGAGTTAGCCCATACCAAGATAGCTTTGATATGAAAATGTGCGAATGGATATTTAACAAGCGAAAGGAAGGAATTGATGTTACAAACTTGTAAATATTGCAATAGAAAACGAGAAAAAGACACAATGCAACGCTACAATAGTAACTACTTCTGTGATGAAACTTGCGTATCTGCCTTTAAAAAACAATCCGCAGACCGCCTTGCACTTACGGACTATATACAGTACTTATATGGCACATTTCCTACCAAAGTAACCAAACAGATGGAGGAATATAAAAAGCAAGGTATGACGTATAAAGGTCAGGAATTATCCTTGCGATACTGGTATGAAACTCTTGAACATAAGTTTGATGAGGGGCAGGGCATAGGTATCATACCGTATATATATGATGATGCCAAGCGGTTCTTTTTAGATAGGCAACGTGTAGCAAGGCACGCTCAGGATATGCAAGAGGATAAAGTTGTGTGTGTAGGCAAGAGTGGGAATATGGCTTTAATGAAGTATAGACTAAGGAGGAATAAAGATGGCTAGATTTTTTCAATTCAGAGCACCATTAAGAGGAGTGGTAGACCATGATTTACGATAGAGTTTCCGCCTCAATCTTGCTTGCAATGTTAATGAACAATCCCACAATCTTATACAATCAACGCTACAAGTTGTCTCGAAAAGACTTCACACCTATCCTGTTCCATTACTATCTATTTGGTTGCATTGAGAACATTGCGTGCAGTGGGGTCGAGGAGATTGATGCCAATACAATAACTGCATTTATTACAAGCAGCGATAAATACAAAGAGCAATATCAAGTACTCAAAGATAATGATTATGTGGATTTTATCGGTCAATATAAAGAAATTGTGGCAGATAGTGATAAAACTGCTGAGTTCTACTACAATAACGTGAAGAAATACTCCCTTGTGCGTGAATATAAAGATAAAGGCTTTGACATTACGGACATATACGACGAGGGCAAAGATGAGAGTGAACAGCGACAGAGATTAAACAGCTTGAGTATTGATGAAATACTTAATCATTTCGATTCAATTCAAGTTGCTTTAAAATCCGAATATAGCACCGAGGCTCCTATTGAGGAGAGTTGGGCGGGTGAAAATACTCACGAACTGCTCCAGATATTTAAAGAACAACCTGCAATTGGTTGCGTTCTTAATTCGCCTTATTTATCCACAGTGTCAGCAGGTTGGCAGAGAGGGCATTTAATCTTGCGTACGATGCCAAGTGGAACAGGAAAGACAGCTCAGGCTATTGGCGATTTATGCCTAACGTGTTGCAAGAAAATATGGGATGTTAAAAAGAATAAATATGTGGATAATCCGCAATATCAAGGTCGTGGCTTTTATGTCCATACTGAACAGAAACAGCTAGAGGAAATCGTCCCAAGGTTCTTATCCTATATATCTGCGGTTGAATGCTACAGGATAATGCGAGGGCAATTAACCGAATACGAGGAACAGAAAGTGGAACAGGCTGGGGAGATACTAAAGGATAGCGGTATCAGATTAATCAATTTACCGCAATTCACTATGAAATCAATCCGAGACACCATTAAGAATATGGTGTTGCAATATGGCTGTACATATGGCGTGTTCGACTATATCTTTGATAATACCTGTTGTATGCAGGAATACAGGAGTAAGGTTGGTAACAGTGGCAGACAGGATATGATGTTTCTTGCGGTTGCTACCGAACTTAAAGAAATGGCTGAGGAATTTAACATAGGTTTAATGTCGATGACGCAGACCAACGGCAAAGAAAAATCCATTGGCAATGGGGCAGCCGATGAAAGCTGTGTGTTTGGTAGCACACAGATGAAGAATAAATTAGACACAGGTGTTGTTAGTTTGTTCCCTAAGAAATCTGAGCTTGAGTTGATTGCTCCATTGATTGATAATTCACCATTTGGAAACAAAGAAAACATTAATATGGTGACAAGCGTATATAAAGGCAGATATAATATGTATGGCAAAGCAATTAAAATTTGGCAGCATTTAGATAGAAACACAGGTAGACTTACGGATTATTTTTGCACAAATGCAGATAATGAGCCTATACAAGTTGATAGGACAGTGTTAGAGGGGGTTGAGTTGGTATGAAAACAAAAATAGGATATAAGCTATTTGAAATGGATACTAATGGCAATCTCTATCCGTTATTTATTGATAAATACACGATATACCCTATTGGTGAATGGATTAAAGCTAAAATTATCACAGACCACAAGGGGTTTGCACAACGAGGTGGGTTACATTTAGGGTTATTGCCTGCTGCCCCACACTTAATGTCTTGTAACGAGAATGGAATAGGATATTATAAAGGCAGAAATAAAGGGTGGAAACGTGTATGGGCTGAGGTGGAATATGATTGTACGATTGATTATAATGATATTGTAACTCAGTTACCAAGGAAGTGTTTCACAGATAGATTGCCCGATAATGGGTGGTACTTTTTTAAAGAGTATGGTAAAACTACTTGGATAATCGGTGATAAGATAAAAATATTGCGGACACTAACCGAGCAGGAAAGGCAAGAGATATTGATGGAAGCTGGGTACGATGAGAGAAAAGAAAGTATTCCTTACTTAAATGCCATAAAGAAACGAAAAACCACTTGACATTACCTATGCTTTGTGATATATATAATAGGGTTATAAAGTTGAAGGAGATCTACTATGAAAGCATTTGAATCAAGATATGAGGGATTTGCCTTTCCAGAAGATATGAATATAATTATAGAGAATTTGTCTCGTAAAGGACATATAAATGTAAGAGAGAAAATTTTGGAGAAGTTGCATGAAGAATTTTCTGAAGAAAGATGGTGCAGGTGGAAAGTGCTTGATGCCAAAACGTTAGATGATTTCGCTGAATGGTTATTAGATAAAGATGTATAAGGGAGGTCAATATGTTAAATTTACTAGATAAAATATCAGAACTTGAGCGGCAGTATGTATGATGAGCGACCACATTACACGCTTAGCAATTGCTTATAGCGGTTCAACTATTGTTTCATTAATTTATTTATATGTTTATATAAAGTTAGGAAAGAGGTAAACAATGAGTGATATATATTATAGAGATAATGAGATAAAATTTGTTTTGTCAGACCGTGTTACTACTGGTGAAGACTGTGATAAGGTGCTTCGTAGTAGTGTAGAAATATACATAGGTGATGAAAAGTATCCTACTATAGAAGCTGAAACATTACTGGAAGCAATTAAACAGTTTGACCATTGGTTACAATTTTATCATATGGGAAGTAAGGTGGAATAAATTATGAATAATTATGAAAAATACAAAGATAAAATAGACGCTATATTTAATACAAACACACATATAGCTGTCGATAAAAATACAAATGAAATTACATATTGTCGAGTACAAGAGTGTGCCGACTGTTTATTTTCGGAAAGATATAATCAAGGAGCCCTCTGCAGTATAACTACTGCAAAATGGTTGGCTGCAAAATACAAAGAACCCGAAGTTGATTGGTCTAAAGTACCTGTCGATACACCTGTGTTAATATCATTGGATAATAAAAATTGGGTTAGACGATATTTTGCAGGTGTTAATGAGGAAGATGGTAACCCGAGAGTATTTATTAATGGGGCAACACGATGGAGTAATGAGGGTGACATTACTGTTGATACTTATTTTAGATACATAAAACTAGCAGAGGTATTAGATGAATAAAGAAGAAATCATAAAAGCAATACAGATAATCAAAGACTATTGCAAAGAAAATACCTGTGAAGAATGTATATTAATAGCTGTTTGTGACAGTGGTTCTATGTACATTCCGCGCGACTGGGAGGTTGAATAATGGCAGAGTATCACGTTGGAGCAGGAGCATTTGGCATTTACGCAGGAACACTTAATAAGAATAAAAAGTTATGGCAGAATAAAACCGAATGCACAGATGAAGCTTTAGAAGCAGTTCGTGACTGGATAATAAGAAAAGAATTAGGCGGAATTAATTCACTTGAAAAGAACAAAGGTGGATATGAGTGGACACTGAAAGATGGGCGAAAAGTAAGATTAATTGTGGAGGTGGAAGATGAAAAACGTAAATGAAGACGAAGTTATAAAAGCATTGCTAACGATTAAAAATTATTGCAGGGACAATAAAACCTGCGAAGAATGTATATTAATCGGTCTTTGCGATGGCGGCACTATGACATATCCACCTGAATGGGAGGTGGAGGAGGAAGAATGAAGAAAATGTGTCCAATAATATAAGATATGAATGCAATGGAGAATTTTGTACTTGGTGGCGTGAATATGCAAACAAGTGTGCAATCACATTAATGGCAGATATGCTCATAGACATCAACATGAATGATAATTATTGAGGAGGCAACTAAATGAGCGGTGGACATTTTGATTATATAGACTCTCGTTTAAAGAATGAGATATTCGGGTGGAGCGACAAGTTTCACAATGCACTTGAGGATAGGGAAATATCAGCTCTTGTATGGGATATTCTTGACCTATTGCACGATTATGACTGGTATATCTGTGGAGATACTGGTGAAGATACTTGGCTTGAAGCGAAGAAAAAATTCAAGGATAAGTGGCTTAATGCCGAACGTGAGGATATAATCAAGAGGATGATAGATGAGGCACTAGAGGAGTGTAGGGAAGAATTGTATAGGACTTATGATTTGGAGGCGTCTAATGGAGAATAAATTAACAACTCTTAAACCCTTTGAAACTGAGGAGGAATACACTGCGGCTCTAGGTAATAGAGATTTTGTGCGTGATACGATTGCATTTGGCAAGAATAAAATACTTAAGTTGGCTGAGGAAATTGCAAGTGAATGGGATTATGTACATTATTATGAGAAGATGTTAGTAGATTTGGATATGCAGATACTAAGATGGGAAGTTGAGCAGGAGGTTAAGTAGAGATGAAGATATTAGACCTGTATTGTAAAGCGGGGGGGGGGGGGCGGGATATGGCTATAAGTTAGCTGGGTTTGATGAGATAGTCGGAGTGGATATTGAGCCACAACCTAACTATCCGTTTGAATTTGTGCAAGTGGAATGAACGCAAAACAAATTGTTTTATATTGGGGCTTTGCATTAGGTGGAATTGACTGGATGACAAGGGCAGAATTAGCGGAGGCGATACCACCTAAATATACGGAATTTTTAGGAAAACAATTAATAGAATATATAAAATCAACTAAATAAAACCTCTTGACATATCTCCTTTCTTGTGGTATAATAGTACATATCAAAGAAAGGAGATTTTATCTATGAGAGAAATCAATGTACTGGTTGCCTGTGAGGAGAGCCAAGCGGTAACCACAGAACTGAGAAAAGGGGGGCTAAACGCTTTTTCCTGTGATATAATAGATTGTTCAGGTGGACATAACGAATGGCATATCAAGGCTGATGTAATTCCATTGCTTAACGGAAATTGCACATTTACTACCGCTGATGGCGTTGAGCATATTATAGACGGAAAGTGGGATATGATAATAGCTCACCCACCTTGCACCAGATTATGCAATAGTGGTCAGAGATGGTGTCATTGGGGCAGTGAAGAATATCGGACAAAGAAATTAAAAGAACGTCAAGAGGCAATAAATTTTTTTATGAAATTTGCAAATGCTGATTGTGATAGAATTGCAATCGAAAACCCTACAGGAATAATGTCAACAGAGTTCAGAAAGCCTGACTGCACATATAATCCATATGACTTTGAGGGCGAAACGGAGTGTAAAAAGACGTGCTTGTGGTTAAAGGGGCTAGAGCCTTTAAGACCTACAAGAGCAGTGCCGTTGCCAAAAGAGGAACGCACCCAAGGCATATGGAAAGCACATTTTAAAGATGAAAATGAAGAAATTAAAAAGTATGCGTGGAATGACCCGATAGTTGCCAAGTTAAGGAGCAAGACTCCAAAGGGAGTGGCTAAGGCTATGGCGGAACAATGGGGCAAAGAATTAAAGGAGGACGTTGGAAGTGAATGCGATTGAACAAGGCGATTGTCTTGAACTGATGAAAACTCTCCCTACGGGGGGGGGTAGATATGATTTTATGCGATTTGCCGTATGGAACCACAAAGAATAAATGGGACACAATTATTCCTCTTGAAGTCCTGTGGGAACAATATGAGCGCATTATAAAGCCAAACGGAGCAATCATTTTATTTTGTGACGGATTGTTTACAGCAAAATTAACTCAATCAAACCCTAAGATGTGGCGATATAACTTAGTGTGGGATAAACAGCGTGGTTGCGATTTCTTAAATACAAATGTAAAACCATTAAAATCTCACGAAGATATAGCGGTGTTTTATAAAAAGAAACCAACTTATAACAAGCAATATTGGTATTCTAAACCATATAAAAGAACAAAGAGCGCTAGTCTGTCTACTAACTATGGCAACCGAAAAGAGGTGTGGTCTGAAAGTACAGACGGCAAAAGAAACCCGCTTAGTATCTTGTCTTTTGCAAGAGATGGAAATAGATTACACCCTACTCAGAAACCTGTTGCACTACTTGAATATCTTATCCGCACCTATACCAATGAGGGAGATACAGTCTTAGATAATTGTATGGGGTCAGGTAGTACAGGGGTTGCCTGCATAAATACTGGCAGAGATTTTGTGGGATATGAATTAGATGAAAATTATTTTAACATAGCTCAAGAAAGATTGAGAAAAGCGTAGGAGGATAGGAATGAACAACCTAAGCAACTGGATTCAGGTTCCTACAGCAGTTTGGGGAGCTTTTGATGAACAAAATAAACTCGACCTTATTGTAATCAACATTTGTAATTATTGTGTAGCAGATAATGAAGAATGTGGCGAACATCCTTATTGCTGTTATAAAGAGGCTTATAAGGAATATAGAAGGAGTAAAATTAAATGCAATATTTAGGTGGCAAATCAAGAATTTCAAAGAAAATAGCGGAGGTTATAAGCAATGAGATACCAAGGCGGCAAAAGTCGAATAGCGAAACCAATAGCAACGGTTATCGCAAGAGAGAGAGAGAGAGAGAGAGTAATTGCGATACATTAGTTAGCTTATTTTGTGGTGCATGCTCAATAGAGTCAAAAGTAGATGTTCCTAATAAAATTTGCAACGACAAGCACCCATATTTAATCGCAATGTGGCAAGAGTTGCAAAACGGTTGGACACCACCAGATGTTATTACTGAAGATGATTACAAATACATTCGTGAACACAAAGACGAGAATCCTGCATTAACTGGATTTGTAGGATTTGGTTGTAGCTTTGGTGGTAAGTGGTTTGGCGGATTGGCTAGGAATAAGAAAGGGGACAATTATTGTGCAAGAGCGAATAGAAATTTGCTTAAAGATTATGAAGGGTTAAAAAATGCAAAATTCACCTGTTTAGACTACAGAGATGTCGAAATTCCTAAAGGTTCAATAATTTATGCTGACCCTCCATATGTAAACACAACAGGGTATTCATTAGGCAAATTTGATAGTAAAGAATTTTGGGATTATATGCGCAAGTTGTCAAAAGAACATATCGTGTTAATTAGTGAACAAATTGCGCCCGATGATTTTGAGGTTGTATGGGAACAAGAGTTGCGAAGAATGTTAGATGTTAATAAAGAAAACAACTTTAAGGTTACTGAGAAACTGTTCAAATGGAAAGGATAATTTTATGAGTTTACTTAATCTAAACACTAAAACAATCAATATTTTTGGTGTCTCCTCTAAAATAAAAGACATAAAGAAAAATGAACTTGGACATTTTGAGGTGGTTGCCGAAGCAGATATGTATGATAGTGATAACAAAACTAAAGGTAAGGTAGAAATAAAAATTCCTTGCATCAAAGAAGATGGAATAATATTGCCATACGAAGATATAGAAATTACGAAGGAGGAACTATGAAAAACAAAGAAAAATATAAAGATAAAATCTTAAACATAGTATTGCAGCACAACACTGTAGCGATTGATAAGAAAACGAAAGAACTGAGGAAAGATTATGTGTGAATTTTATAATTTAAGTGAGGTTGAAATAGGGTACGTTTCGCCAGGCAAAAGAGACGGGTCAAAATATTACAAACTTAAAAGTGGCGATATTATCTCTTTGGATTTTAAAACTATGATAGAGTTAATAGAGGTGTCTTGCAAGAGTGAAATGGGTATTAAATTTATTGAAACAAATTGGGCGTATAAAAAACCATTGTTTGCCAAACTTAGGCTACCTAAGTGGAAAATATTTGGATTTGATACATATAAGTTTATGGTAAGATAAGGAGCGTTATGGACACCAAGATTTTTAAACAACAACTCAATACCGATGAAATTATCACGTTAGTTGAAAGTCTTGGTGGCACATTGACGCGCCAGTCCACAAATGAGTTAATCTTTACCTCAATCTGCCATCATATCAATGCAGATGCACATTCAGCCAAGCTATATTATTACAAACAGACACATAGTTTTTATTGTTTCTCGTGTCAACGTGCGTTTGATATATTTGCTCTTATCGAAGAGGTGTGGCTACTCCACGATAAAGAATTTTATTTCAGAGATATTGTGCAGTATGTATTATCCGTACTTGGGTATTCCGAACAGGACTTTACCACCCGACCCAAGGCAAGCTGGAGAGATGATGTAAAACTATTTACTACCCCCTCAAACAAGGGTTATAACACAAATACATATCCTATTAGCGACTTAAAACGCTTTGACGATAAATTACCCCTTGCGTGGATAAATGAGGGAATTAGCATTGATAGTATGCGAAAATACAAAATAGCCTATTATGCACTTGATGACTGCACAGTAATACCAGTGTTTGATATCGAGGGCGAATTAGTGGGTATTAGAGGGAGGTATTGGCGACCTGAGGATATTACGCAAGGTAAATATCGCCCAATTAGCACATTACACGCAACTTATAAATTTGCAACAGGAGGAGTATTATATGGGTTGTATCAAAATATTGAAGCAATTAAACGAAGGGGAACGGTCTGGCTTGTCGAGGGAGAAAAGTCAGTACTTAAAGCGGATGCTTGGTTTGGAGCTAAGTCTGTGGCAACAGCATTATTTGGCAATTCTATTAGCAGACAACAAATCAAGCAGCTTGTCGAACTCGAAGTTGAGAAAGCTGTGGTTATGCTCGATAGCGACTTTCAGAACATTGGCGACCAAGATTACGGTAGGTTTGTGGAGCGTGTGGATAAAATGGCGAAAGCATTGAAACCATATTTTAATGTTGAGGTGGTTTACAATAATATTGGACTAGATGGATATAAATGCAGTCCGTTTGATTTTAGTAGAGAAGATTTTGATAGATTGTATGAGAATAGGGAGGTACTATGATGGATGCAGTAAAGTTTTTTAAAAAAAGACACAGAATGTTTAAAGAGGCTGGTGGTGGATTTGAAAAGGGAATAGGTTGTGATGGAGCGAATTGTGAGAAATGTGCTTTTTATATAAAACAAGAGCCATTTTGTTTAGAAGATTTGCAGGACTATGAGGCGATGGAAGAAGCTATCGAGAGATGGTCAGACGGGCATCCTATCAAAACATATAAACAAGACTTTATAGAAAAATTTCCTAATGCCCCATTAGACAAAGAAGATAATACTCCAACAATTTGTCCATATGAGGTCGGATACTTCTCTTATGATGATAAGCCTTGTATTATAGGAGATAGTGGTATTTGTGTAAAATGTTGGAACAGGAGTATGGAATAATGACAAAGAAACAGGATAGAACACCTGCTGAGGCAATAGCTGAGGCGGTTAGTAAGAATCTAAGAGAAAATTATATCAAGAATATGGTACAAGGTTACGAAGTTGCAATGAAAATGATTGTAGAATTTTGTGATAGTGGAGATAGGAGTGTAGCAGATATTAAAGCGTTTTGCGAACAATGCCTTAAACCAAAAGCTAAAGCTAAGTTGATTAAAGTGGCAATGAGGAGAGAAAATGAATAGCATAAAATGCGGAGATTGTTTAGAATTGATTAAAGAAATACCTGATAAAAGTATCGATTTGATTGTAACTGACCCGCCTTATCTTCATGTTAAAGGCGGTATGAAAAGCAAAAAATTCAATACGGGGACATGGAAATCGGATAGTTATATGAATAAAAATCTAAGCGATTTTGACGAGGACATGATATTCAAATTTCTAAACATTGTAGCCCCAAAGTTAAAGAAAACAAATATGTATATCTTTTGTAGCAAACTTCAACTTCAGTATTATTTCAAATGGATATATGAACACAAGAAAAAATATGATTTATTAATATGGAATAAATTAAAAACTAGTATGAAAAGCTCTAAATTCTTTATGAATGATATTGAGTATATTTTAAGAATATATGAAGATGGCGTTTCATTAAATAAAATATTTACTTTAGATGGAACAAAAGCGGATTCTACATATTATACTAAGCTACAGTCATATCCTCAACCAAAAGGAGTTCACGAAACAATGAAGCCCCTTGAATTGATTGAAAAATTTATTAAATTATCGTCTATTGAAAACGATACTATTCTTGACCCGTTTATGGGTAGTGGCACAACTGGGGTTGCTTGTATAAATGAAAACCGCAAATTTATCGGCTATGAGCTTAACGAGGAATATTTTAACATTGCACAAAATAGATTAAGGGAGGCTTGGAAAGAAAAATATGAAGATAAAACAATTACTGTCGCAAGTGAATAAAAGCACCTTTATACAAGACTATCTTGTGGCTTGTGGTGTAAATGATATCCAAGAATATCTTATGCCTACAGGTAAATATGTAGATAACCCAATGGACTACGAGAATATAGACAAGGGATTAAAGCTAATTAATAATATTACAACTCAATCAAATCATATTTATATTGTGCAAGATTGCGATACTGACGGGATATGTTCTACTACCTTAATGTATAGATTTTTGCTATATATAGGCATCAATCCCGACCGCATCACAGTTTTATTCCACGATAGCAAAAAGCATGGTTTATCTGATGAAATTATGGATGGGTTATATAAGGGGTTACTAGGTGAATGGTCTGAATCATTTAAGCCCCTCATTATTATCCCCGATGCAGGAACTAACGATGTTAAACAGTGCAAGGAGTTAACTGACCTAGGCTGCAGAATCCTCATTATAGACCATCACGACAAAGAAATAGATAATCCATATGCTATAATTATAAACAACCAGACCTCTCCTGATATTGACAATAAAGACTTATGCGGAACGGGGGTTGTATGGAAGTTTATGATTGCATATTCTAAAAAATATCTTGATGGAGATAGGTTTTATTTAAAATATACCGACCTTGTGACATTTGCTAATCTTGCTGATGTTATGGATATGCGGTCATATGAAAATAAAACAATAAGTGATTGGGCTGTTGAGGTACAAAATCCATTCTTGGAACGTATGTGCTATGGATATATTAAAAGCGGAAATATAACACCTAAAGCATTAATATGGCAGATTATACCTAAGCTAAATGCGGTTTGCAGACTTGGTGGCAGCGATGAGGATATGGAACTCAAAAGAAACGTATTTAAGGCTTTTACTACCGATATTCCTATAGGGGAACAAACATTTTATGGAGAGGTCACAAAAGCTCTTAGTGCCGCTTATTCCAAACAAAAACGCATTGTTAAAGAAATATACGAGGGTATTATATCTAAGCATGAACTTAGTGATAATAAAGTTGAGATTATTACCATAGGCAGCACGCCATATACAGGACTTATAGCAAGCAAACTTATGGATTATTATAATAAACCTGTGTTGCTTGTTCACGAAAATGAGGATATATTCTCTGGTTCGTTACGCAGTCCGTATCCACTCAAAGACACATTAAATCAGAGTAATTTAATGCTTGTTTGTCAAGGACATGAACAGGCTTGTGGAGTAGCTTGGAAGAGCAGCAATACTAAGGCTTTAATTAAATATTGTAATAGTATAGATGTGCCAGAACCTGTTATTGAAGTGTGTTGCAGCTACAAACCACACAAAATTCCGCACGACATATTTGGTATGTTTGATGAGTGGGATTATCTATATGCGACAGGTGTGCCTTACCCAAAATTCCACATTGCACCAATTCGCATAAACAGCAAGGATATAAAGATTTTAGGAGCAAATAAAACAACTATTAAATTTACTTATCAAGGCATTGATTATATAAAATTTTTTGTAACTCAAGCCGAAAAAGAAAAGTTATACAAAGATATATTCCATGAACGCCACGATGTACCACTAGAGCTTGAGATTATAGGTGAATTACAGATTAATGTGTTTCATGGCAAACAAATAGAACAAGTTTTAATCGACCGCTTTGAGTGTAGAAAATATAAACCTAATCTCAATGACTTATGGTAGTTTGACCCCCTAAATTTTATGCAGGATTCACGGACACTATACTAATCAAGAGAGGCAACATATGGATAATAAAATTTTAAAGACTCCCTATGTGGAATTTTTAGGCAGTAACGCTAATGAGGTCACTGGAAGCGCAAACCTTGTCCGCTTTATGAATTATCACATTCTAGTGGACTATGGGCTTAGGCAGACTAGTAATGAACAAGAGGATTATGTGGTTAATTTAAAACGCCATAAAGACATTAAACCAAAGAAGCTTGATGCAATCATTCTTACTCATTGCCACATAGACCACAGCGGATTGATACCTAAGCTTTATGCAGAGGGAGCAACTTGTCCGTTATTCATTCCTCAAGGAGCAAAAGGGTTGCTTACCCTAATGTGGCAAGACAGCCATAAAATATTTGTTTCTGAACACGAACGCTTTAATCGTAAGCCACTATACGAACAAGCCGATATTGATTTAGCATTAAGTTATTGTGTTGAGGTGGATTTGCGGTCTAAATGTTATATAAATGACCACATTGCATTCACCTATTACAACGCACAGCATATTGTTAAAGCAAGGCAGGTTTATATGGAGTTAAATGATGGAAGCAACATTAAAAAACTTGGCTTTACAGGAGATATAAGCTCCTACAAAGACCGTTATTGGCTAAATCAGAGAGATGATTTGCCGATGGTAGATATGTTAATCGGAGAATGTACTTACTCCAATAGCAATCGGACTATCAAGGAGCGGGACAGACGAACTGATATAAATAAATTAAAGTTAGCTATAGACTATGCACTTGAACACAAATCAAAGGTTATTATTCCAACATTTTCACTTAACCGCTTGCAGGATATACTAGCGATGTTATATGAAACCTATGGTGACAGATTGCCGATTAAGACCGCCGTAGACTCACCGCTAGGCAAGAACATAAGCACAATATGGAATAAGCTGATTGATAAGGATAGAGATTTGTGGGATAAGATATTGGACTGCGAGGATATTTATTGGATTGATGATTTTAAAACGAGTATTGCACTTGACAAACTACAAGAACCATTACTTGTAATTGCAGGTGGTGGAATGCTATCTGGCGGTCGTGCAACATTCTGGTGTAAGCAGAATCTCACCAGTAAATATAATTATGTGATATTTTCTGGCTATAATACACCAGAATCGCCTGCGGGGCAAATAAGGAGTGGCAAACTCAAGTCGGTTAAAATTGATGGGGCTGATATTAGGTGTGCGGCACATACCCTTGCATTTAATTCATTTAGCTCTCACGCTGACCATAAACATTTGCTTGAGTATTACACTACAACTCCTTATAATAAGTTGTGTCTAGTTCACTCCGAACAGGACAGCAAAGCTAAATTTGCCGCGGAACTCAAAGAAAGCCTATCCAAAGCAAATCGTTCAAGTCGGGTAGTTATAACTAACAAAGATAGCAAGGTACATTTTTAGGAGGTGTGAGCATGGTAGGATTATCAGCAAGTTTTAGGGTAGATCTCAATCTATTTTGCGACCACGAGATTACCGATGAAGATGAGATTCTTGAAATTAAATCTCAAATCAAGTCGCTTAATGATGGAATTGCAGAGCTTATATATAATACCTATGCACGCACAGATTTAGATGGCGTACAGGTTGACCTTGAAGCCATTGATTATCTTGAGCCTGAGGATGTAGAGGCTATGCTAGAGTATGAACTCGAATAAAATTCATAAAACATAAAATTTAGGGTTGACATAACCTCCTTTCTGTGTTATAATAGAGAAAACAACAGAGAGGAGGTGTTTTTATGGCAGATATTATCTTAACAGCACTATTTTGGATAATTGTAGCGGTGATTGTTTTATTCCTTGTGCTTGATTTTAGACGTATCCACTATGTTAAAACAGGGGATATTGACCCTGATACAATACCAAAGGTTAAGTTGACTAATTACAATTATTATGTATTAATACTAATTATTGTAATGAACCTAGTTGCATTACTTAAAGAGATTATTGATTAAGGAGATAGGGATGGAAGATAGGGCGATATTTGAGCAGATACGAAAAACTTTGGCTCAAAAGGGATATGAAATTAGAGATAAAGATATATTTGAATACACTGGTTCAACTCTTAGTGAATATGAGTTTACCATTAAAAAACTCAAAGGCTGGCGATTTGGATTGTGGTTTTATGACGTTGAGGGCGTGAGCAAAGTATCATTCTTTGGTATGACTGATGATGGATTGGACAAATTCAAGCCAAGTTGGGCTGAGGAAATGTTCAAATTTGAGGATACTATAGAAGATAATGATACTTGGTGGATTGTTCGGATGGTAGGGATATTTAAAATGATTAAACATCATCCGATTATATCGTATAATATAGATATGTGTTGCGGTCAGCTTAAATATTGTGACCCACATATTATTCGTTACTTCAAGATAAAAACAAGAATTTGGAAACACAATATAAGAGATTGGTATGAGTACAGATGTAAATATAACTTAACTTACATTTGGCTCAATATTGTAAAATGTAAGTTAATGAAATTAGGGTTGTATGATAGAATTGAGATAATTGATTTATGTAGCGATATGAGCTGGACAAGTCCACGTTATGAGTTGAGATTATTCTACAAACCTGAAATTGATACTGATACAGATGATACAAAGCAGTGGATATATTCTTGGTATAAACTTAATGGCAACAAAACAAAACATTATTACCACATTGACCCATATCAAAATGGCAAATTAATGGGTTGGTGGTTTGATGATGCTGAGGAGCAGGATTTAATAGAGGCATTTGGTTGGAAATATAAGCTATTTAAACATTTCCGAAAAACACCAAATAAAAATGCCGAAAAATACTAAATGGAGGTTATCATGAATAAATACCCTACAAGTGATGGACACGAATTTGTTAGAGAAAAAGATGCAATGGAGTGGCAGGCTGCCTTAGATTACAAAGAGAGGCTTGCTTGCCTTGAAGAACCTTATGGAATAGGACAGTTTAAACTAACCCTCAAGAACTTAACTGAAGCTGTAACTTTACGGAAGTACCTCGCATATTATCTTGGGTTTGATATTGAACAAGTTGATAAAATCCCAATGAAGATTGGTGAGGGTGATACTGTGGTATTAGTTGACCGCAGTACAAAAGAGGTGGAAGTGATATGATAATATTTATATTGGCGTGTTTTGCATTTGTATTATTGTGCGGTTGTATATTTGGAATGATAGGTATTCCGATAAGTATAGCGGGGATAATAGGTGTAATAGTATATTCGTGTTATCAAGCCAAGAAAGATGAAGAGAAGTCTGCTATTGTGCAAGAGCCTAAGCCTGACCCCGAAGCAGAACCCTTTTGCAGCCCTATTACAACAGATGATTTATTGGCGACATATTGTGCTGATAAGATAGTGAATGAGAGGTTTAAGATATGAGTAGGGATATAGATGAATTAATATATATGCTTGAACGCAGACAAGATGACCTTAGAGAGAAAATGATTAAAACTAGAGAAGCGGGCAACGAAAAATTAGCGAGGCAACTATTTCATACAAGCTATGGTTTAGCAGAGGCAATTGATATAGTAAGGGAGTGGATAGATTGAAGTACAAAATATTAGATATTATTGACCGAAAAACAGGTGAGCATAAGACCAATGATTTTTACCATTATTATGTGGGTCAGATATGCAGATTAAGCAAAAATATTGACAAATGTATAGGCAAAAGCGTAATCATTCACAGGCTCACAGGTAGTATGGATGGCTCAGTGGCTATTGGCACCTCCCACGTTGAAAAGATTGTACCAAATGAAGCTGAGTCGGTATATGGCTTAATCACCGAGAATACTTGTTATGTTCTACAAGAATGGAACGGAGAAATTAAAAACGGAAAACCTGTAGATAACTGGTGGAATGAGGAGTAAATATGCTTAAATTGTATTTTAAAAACGGAAATGGTGTAGATAATTTTGTGGCAGACCTAGAAAAGTTTTCGGAGTTCTTCGACGTGATTAAGCAGGATATACACGAACGCAATCCCGATTATAAAATCCCATACTATCGAACTTGGGCAAGTGGGGATAATGAGATTATGATAGATGTAGGGTCGCACACAGAATTTTATGTACTACGCTCAGATAAAAACAACGCAAAAGATTTATGGAATGAACATTTAGATGGAGGTAAATAATGGAAGGTAAGAGAGTTTATAAGTTAATTGACACAAGTTGCAGAGAGTTAAAACACCTAGTAGGATATATGGGGACATTTGAGGTGTCAGATTTTCCGATTGTAGGAGATGTGATGAAGTGGGGATTAGACGAAACCGAAGCCTTATATCCCAAAGACGGAATACACGATGAGTGCAGATTTTGTTATATCTATGGCGGAGATATTGTACAGATAGGCAGTTCAGGATATAATCAGTACAGATATATTACAGATAGTGCAGAATATACATTTGAAAGTACAGATTTTGTGATTGAGGATTAAAATTATGGGATTAGATAATGGAATTGTGCTAAAGGCAAAAGAGAATATCGAGATACCCGCTTTTCTTGGAGTGAAACAAAGAAGCTATCCATATGAGTCTATTACTGCAATACCAGCAGGCAAAAGCGAAGAAATATGTTATTGGCGTAAATGTTGGGGTATTAGAAATGAAATTATGTGGGATATTGGTTTAGATGAGGATGTTTATTGTTGCGAACTAACAAGTGATGATGTTGAGAATATTATTATAATCTTAGAAAAATACATTCGCAAAGATTATTATGATGAACACCATAGGTCAATATGGGAGTGGAAAAGAATAGTGTCGAGTCTGATGCGACAGGCAGAGATATTATCGTGGGCGAAGGAATTACTGGAAGAAGATAAGATTGAATTGGAGTTTTATGATAGTTATTAAGGAGAAAGTATGAGTAATTATACTGTATTACACTGCCACACAGAGCAATCATTATTAGATAGTTGCACAAATTATAAACTTTATGTGGATAAGTGCGTAGAATTTGGACAAACAGCGATTGCTTTTACTGAACATTCTAATACAAATACATGGGTTGAAAAGAAGATGTATTGCGATGAAAAAGGTATAAAGTTTATATTTGGGGTAGAATGTTACTTAACAGAAACATTAAGCGAAAAGGTGCGTGACAATTATCATACTATCTTACTCGCAAAGAATCATGATGGGGTTAAAGAGATTAATCGCCTTATGTATAATGCAACGCAAGATGACCATTTTTATTATAAACCAAGAATATCATTTGATGAATTTTTAGGTATTAGCGATAATGTGATAAAAATATCAGCTTGCCTTGCGAGTCCTTTAAATGGCTACAGGCTACAAATACATTCAGATAATAGACTATTTGCTAAGTATGATTATTATGAAATACAGCCTCATAATAACGATGAACAAAAAGAATATAATATATGGCTTGTAGAAAAAGCAGAACAATACGACAAGCCCTTAGTAGCCACAGGGGATTTTCACTCATCAGATAATTATAAAGCCGAGTGTCGTAAAGTATTTCAGTTAGGTAGCGAGGCAGAATTTTCTAAAGATGATGATTATGATTTAACCTATAAAAATTATGACGATTTTAAGAAAACATTTGAAGTACAAGGTGTGCTTAATAATTCTATTATATTGGAAGCATTAGAAAACACCAATGTAATAGCTAATGCCATAGAACCTATTACATTAGACACTAGTTTTAAATATCCTATATTATACGGAGATAAGGATGAAGAAGTGTTAATGAATACGCTTAGAAAAAAATATAGTGACAAAGTTAAAAATGGTATTATAGACCCTAAAAATGCACAACAATATGCTGATAATATTAAAGAAGAAATGCGTGTGTTTAAAAAGGTTGGAATGACAGGATTTATGTTGTTCATGTCGGAGATGATAACTTGGTGCTGGGACAATAATATTCCTGTTGGATTTTGCAGAGGCTCTTGTGGTGGCTCTACGGTTGCGTATTTATCAGATATTATAGATGTAGACCCTGTTAAGTGGCACACTATATTTTCCCGATTCTGTAATGAGGACAGGGTTGAAATCGGTGATATTGATATAGACGTATCACCCGACCAGAGAGATTTCGTTTATGATTACATTATCAATCGCTTTGGTAAAGAGAATACTGCATTTATTTTAGCTAATGGCACAGTAGTCGATAAAGGAACCATTGATGTTATCGGAAAGGCTTTTAGAATTAAATGGAATCGTGAGCATAATTTGAATGATAAATATACAGGTGACGATAACCCATATAATCTATCAAAAATCAAACAAATAAAAGATGAATATGAAATAGATGCTACAAAAGCAAGAGAACAACACAAAGATATATTTTATTATTTTGATGGAATATTAAACACAATCAAATCACAATCTATGCACCCTGCTGGAATACTTGCGAGTCCTGTAAACTTAGTTGATGAATATGGTTGTTTTAATAAAGATGGTAAAAATGTTATTTGCATTAATATGGAAGAGTGCCACGAAGTGTCTCTTGTAAAATACGACATATTATCCTTAAGAAATATACAAGTAATAAGAGATACTTGTAAATATGCAAATATTCCTTATCCTAAATCACATTTAGTTAATTGGGAAGATAAAGATGTTTGGGAACATATTTGCGATAGCCCTGTAGGGATATTTCAGTTTGAGTCACAATATGCGTCTGAATGCCTAAAGAAGATGCACCCTACCAAGATAAATGATATGTCTATGGCTAATGCTGCTCTTAGACCTAGTGGAGAGAGTTATAGAGATAGATTATTTGCAGGAGAAACTAATCATAATCCTTCAGAGCAAATTGATGAATTGCTTAAAGATAACCGAGGATTTTTATGTATAGAAGAAAACCAGTTAATTGCTACTACAAATGGTTTAGTCCCAATTAAAGATATTAATAAAGATGATATAGTTTATACAACTAAAGGACTTGAAAAAGTAAATGATATTTTTGACAATGGACAAAAGAAAATATATAAATTAAGTAGCAAATATGGAGAAGTTATATGCACTGATAACCATAAAATATTAACAGAAAATGGTTGGAAAGAATACAAAGACATTCAGGTGGGCGAGTGTATTGCTCATTATGTAGGAACTTTATCCGATGCAGAGTATAACAAACACAAACTACGTCTTATTGGTTGGACTTTAGGAGATGGTACGGTATCAGGTAATAATATAGGATTTGTTAACCGTAGTGAAAAGGTCGCAAACGCCTATAAAAATTGCATTGAGAATATATGGAGTAATTTAACAGTTTCAATTAAAAATGTAAAAAGCAGAGTTAATAAACTCCCATTATACAGATGCAACGTCAAGTGGGTTGGTATAGCCTATAATTATGACAAGCCTATTCATTATTACTTTGATGAAATAAATTTAAGAGGCAAAAAGGCTAGGCAAAAAGAAGTTCCTAATTTTATATTTACACTAAACAGAGATTGTCTACTCACATTTTTAGGTGCGTATACTGATACCGATAGCTGTTTAAAAAAGAATACTGTCATGTATAAAACAGCATCAAAAAAACTATGTGATGGATTGGTAGAAGTATTAAGGTTAATAGGATATTCTGCTGTTGTCACATATGATAAAACAGCAGATGCTTATAATATTGGAGTATTTGGCGGAAATGAGTTAATTAAAGAATTAGCCCCTTATTGTATAAAAATTCAAGAGAATATAGATATAACTAAAGTTTCTCAAAGAAAACATAGGGCGGGAAATATTTCGGCTGAATTATTAAAGAGTATACTAAAAAATAAAGGTATTACATTAAAAGAAGTGCAGAAAATTTCTGGGAATTCATTATACTATAGCAAATATGTAACTGTTGAAACATTTGTAAAAATATGTAATGATTTTAATTTAGAAACATCTATTATGTTATCACCGAGTATCCACTATCACCCAGTTATAAAAAAATCTTCTGCTGGAACAGCTAAGGTATTTGATTTAGAAATTAATAACACCCACAATTTTGTTGCAGGCGGTATTGTTGTTCATAATTGTTTTCAAGAAGATACCATAAAATTCTTACAAAATATTTGTGGTCTTAGTGGCAGTGAAGCAGATAATGTGCGTAGGGCAATCGGAAGAAAACAAATCGACCGCTTGCAAAAAGCACTGCCACAAATTCTTGAGGGGTATTGCAACAAATCCAATAAGCCTAGAGAAATTGCCGAACAAGAAGCTCGCACATTTTTGCAGATTATTGAAGATAGTAGCAATTATCAGTTTGGTTACAACCATTCTACAGGATATTCAATGATAGGGTATGTTTGTGCGTATCTTAGGTATTATTATCCATTAGAATTTTGCACATCGTTACTTAATAATGCAGGAAATGATGAAGATTTAGCTAACGCTACAGAACTAGCAAGTTCATATGGTATATCAATCTTATCGCCTAAGTTTGGCAAATCAAAAGCCCAATTCTTTATGGATAAAGACCACAACTCAATTTATAAGGGTGTAGGTTCTATTAAGGATATGAACGCAGAAATTGCTGACAATCTTTATAATTTATCCCATACAGGCGAGGTGCACGATATATTTGATATATTATGCAAACCTGCTGGCGAGGTAGGAAACCGCAAACAGCTTAGAAAACTTATCAAGATTGGATATTTTGAGCAGTTTGGTGATATAAATACACTGCTTTATGCACAGCACCTATATGATACTTATGGCAAGAAGAAAACGCTCAAAAAGCCATTTGCTTATAATATTGATGGATTATTTACCAAAGAAACTGCCAAACAGTATAGTGGTATCAATGGCATAGGAATATGTAAAGTTATGCTTAAGAACTCCATTATTCCACCATTACATAAGCGTGACAGTATAGCATACCAGCTAGGTATAATGGGATATTGTTCAGAGTGCATACCTGATGAACCTATGAACCATTTCGCTGTGCAATCTATACAGCAGAGTAAATACAATACATACTTTAGGCTATATAGGCTTTATGATGGTGTGACCATTGAGGTTAAGGTAGATAAGAAATATTATGCGGAACACCCTGTTGATATGAAATATTATGAAAAGGAATTTGACAAAGTTCCTATCCTCAAATGCTCATTCACCAGTAAGCAGAAACGCCGCAAAATCAACGATAAGTGGACTGCGGTTGATGAGTATGAGTCAATTCTTAACGCTTACACAGAAATCTAACTTTCGCTAAGTTTTACTTGACTTTTCCCTCTGATTATGTTATAATAGGTTAAACGGAGGGAAAAGCTATGGATAAAACTAAAATGATGGAAGATAATATAGGATTGATATATAAGTATTACCATATCCACAATGTAAACGATGAGGATAGACAACAGGAAATCGCATATGCTTATTGTAAGGCGGTCAAGAAATACAAACCAGATAACAAACATTCTTTTAGTACTTATATATTCACCGTAATAGATAATCACCTAAAGAAACAATATTATCTGTCCAGTATGCAAAAGCGTACATTTGTGGAAGGCACTGAATATTTTAGCCTAGACCAAAGGGTTAAAGGTGGTGAGCAAGATATTGATGTTTCGTTCTATGAGGATATTATAGGATTTGCAGATTATGATTATGAGACTGCCGAAATTAAGTTAGATCTTGAGAAAGTGTTAAGTACATTTACTGCCAAACAGGTCAAAGTTATAACACTTATACTTGAGGGCAAAACAAAGAATGAGGTGGCAACCATTATGGGAAATACGAATCAAGCTGTATCAGAAATGCTGAGAAGATGTAAGGATGAATTTAAGAGGAAAATGGGATGTTATTAAGTGAAAAACACAGATTCGCAGAGGATAATATAGGTTTATTATATGCCTACTTTACAAAACATAAAATACATGATGAGGACATTCAAGCTACATTAGGACTTGCTTTCTGGAGGGCGGTATTGACTTATGATGATACAAGGGAAGCGACTTTTAGCACTTATGCTTATAAAGTCTTGGGATGGGAGATGTACGCAATTATCCACAGTCAGCAAGCACAAAAGAGAATATTACCTAAAGGTGAAACTTTATGGCATTTGGAGTATCTTACTGCAACTAAAGATGGTGATAAAGAGGCAAGCGAGCTTATAGGTTGCATTGATGAGAGCATTGACCAGTTTGAATGTGATGATGTTGTAGAAAGGTTATTGCCATATTTACAGGTTAATGAACAAAAAATACTAAAATTATCATATGCGGGATATAAAGCAGTTGAGATTGCTAAAATAATGGGTTGTTCTCGACAGAATATATCAGCTAGACAAAAAAGAATGCATAATTTTGTAAAAAGATTATTATGGAAGGAGATGATGTGCGATTGAGGGTTGAATGCAAAGTAATACGCAATGTATTTGCGAGTAAAGACAACAAGTTCCATATCTTTGGGTGTGAACTGATTAAAGGTGAGGTGCAACTCAATAGATATGGCAACTTTACAATCAAAGGTTCATTGGGTATGCTTGAGGTCGGAAAAGAATATACTCTTGACCTTGAGGAGGTTGAGGATAGATATGGTATATCATATCAGGTTACCGCAATTCCTAGCTTTGATGAGTTTGAGATTGGCGATTTAGATGATATAACCGATGACAAAGAATATCAAATGCTCAAGCTGATAATGTCTGATGAACAGGCAGAGAACGTACATAAAGCATATCCAACTTTTATCAGGTTTATACTATCGGGGGAAAGCGATAAGATTGATTGCAATAAAATTTATAATGTAGGCAAAGTTAGACTTAAAGCATATATAGCCAAAGTTAATAATATGTTTAAGTATTATAAACTGGTTGCAAATAACACAGATATTGAATTGAAATATGCTGAAGCCGAGGAGCTTTGTGGGGTTTATGGCTCAATGAACAAGGTGCAGGAGTTATTAAATAACAACCCATACTTTGTGTTGTGTTATGAATTAAAACGCCCCATACCATCCACAGATAGACTTTTACTCAAGGTTCGCCCCGACTTGCGAACCAGTACAGACCGCTGTGAGATTGTTATGTTATATTTACTGAGGCAAAATGAGGAAGATGGGAATACAAGGATTGCAGGTAGTGAATTTTATAAATATGTGGCTCAGTGGGACACAGAACTCGTTCCTGTTATGATGGAAGTTATCAATTCTCCAAACTGTACTATAATACATTATGATAAAGATAACAAAACTCTAGCAATTAATCACACTTACCTTGCTGAAAAGAAGATTGCTGATGACATATGGTATCATTTAGCTCATAATACTATATGGGAATGTGACACCGAGAAATATAGGGTGGTTGATGGGTTTGAGATTACTAATGAACAAAGCAAGATTTTAGACCTACTATGTACAAAAAACGCTTGTATGTTGATAGGCGGAAGTGGGGTAGGAAAGACAAGTAGCCTTAAAGCTGTTGTTGCTATGCTCGATGACTTACACAAATCCTATCGCCTACTATCTCCAACTGGTATCGCAGCCAAACGACTCAAAGAGGCGACTGGTCGTGAAGCAAGCACAATTCACAGGGCTGTATTAGGTGAGGGGATTATTGATGAAGATGCGGTTATCATTGATGAGGCTAGTATGGTAGGCGTTGAATTGCTTGCCGAACTGCTCACATTAATATCTCCGACCGCGAAGATTTTATTTGTATTTGACTCCGCCCAACTTGCAAGCATCTCTTGTGGCAATGTTGTTCACGACTTAATCCATTGTGGCAAAATCCCTACCGCAAAACTTACTAAAGTATTCAGATACGGCTCAAGTGGTATAAGTACGGTTGCAACCGATACAAGAAATGGAGCAGAGTACCTATCGCTTACAGGTCAGCTCTTATGTGAAAACGGAGCTAAGGTTACTGATTATATATTCGTTCCTGTCGATGAGAAACCTATTGAACAGATAATCAATGAATATGATAAATTGCGTGAGACATATAGCGATGATGAAATACTTATCATATCGCCATATAATGTAGGGGCATTTGGTACATATGCAATTAACAACTGCATACAAACTAAATACAATCCAAACGCAGGCAGTGATAACTGTATGAAACGGAACTTATCTGATGCCCCTAATGGTGCAGTTGTGTTTTACGAGGGTGATAAGGTGATTAACAAAATGAATAATTATCACGCCAAGACCGCAGAGTTTATTGACTGGAAAGCCAAGAAAAAACGCATTGAATACAATCTTGAACAAGCCAAGGAAATGGATGGAGAGGATAGTGATGCTTATTTTGCACTCTACGAAAACCTTGAAATACACGAGGCTAATGCACCTAGAGAGGCTGCGATTATGAATGGTGATATAGGTTACATAAAGCGGATTGATGGTGATTATATGTATATTCAGTTTGATGAGGATATGGTGCTGTTTGATAAGGGAGACTTGCAAAACCTGCTCTTGGCTTATGCTTGTTCGGCTCATAGCGTGCAAGGGTGTGAAGTTAAGGCGGTCATATTAATAACCTGTTCGGCACATTCTCGTATGCTGACACGCAATCTTATGTATATGTCGCTTACTCGTGCAAAAGAAATGCTAGTGCAGATAGGTGACATAAACGCAATCAATCACGCTTTAACTATTAACGAAACCACCGAACGTGAGACTTGGTTATATGATTTATTAATGGAGGAACAATGGGAGAAATTAAGTTAACCGATGAACAAAGGCAACTCATTACAGCCAACCACAATATCATTTACAAATATATGTATGACCACCATATTGACCTAGAATATTATGGAGACTTTGCGGAGAAACTCTGCAAGGTTATTCACCTTTATAATCCTAATCGTGCAAAGATTACCACATTTATATATCGTGTGTGCGAGGGGCAATGGAAGCATATTTTAAAGCATAAATACGCTATGTGTAGGTATATTCCTACCGAGAAAATTGTGTTTTTAGATGAAACATTATCTTATAGTAGTAGCGGACACATTCAGGCGATAGCCGATATTTTGGGGTTTGATGATGGTGATTACAATGTGATTGATGAAAATGATATAATCAGCAAAATCCGCACAGAATTAAAGCTACGCTATCCTAAAGATACAATGACAGGTGGCGTGCTTAATTATATATTAAAAGGTTATAATTACAGGGAGGTAGGTGATATTTATGGAGTGAGCAGACAAGCAATTAATATGCGAGTACAAAAAATTAGAAAAATTTATGAGGAAATAAAGGAGGAATGTGATGAATGAATGTAGTTAAGAGAGATTGTGAACTGCAAGAATTTGACAAACAAAAGATATATAATGCAATCTATAAAGCTATGAAAGCCTCTGGAAATGTCAAGCCAAAGATAGCAGAGTGTATTGCTGATGAAATCGAACAAATTGCTAAGAATGCCAAGGATGATTTATCTGTAAGCGATATTGAGGAACTTGTGTTTGATAAGCTGATTAGCAAGAGGCAGAGATTGACTGCTAGAGCTTATGAGGATTATAGGGCTGTTAGGGAGTTTCAGAGGGAAGAAAATAATATAGATGACCAAGTTGCTGAACTGCTTGAGGGAATAAGTGAATATTGGAACACAGAAAATTCTAATAAGAACTCCCTTATTGTAACAACTCAGCGTGACTATATGGCAGGCATTGTAAGCACAGATATTACACGAAGATTTTTACTTCCTCCCGATATCGTGCAGGCTCACGATGCTGGAATATTACATTTCCACGATGCTGATTATTTCGGTCAAAATGCCTTACACAATTGTGAGGTTATTAATCTTGAGGATATGTTGCAAAATGGAACAGTAATGAATAAGGTTATGATTGAAACGCCGCATCGCTTTCTTACAGCAATGACAATCGCAACACAGATTATAACCGCAGTTACCTCGAGTAGTTATGGAGGAGCAACAATATCTCTAACACATTTAGCTCCTTTTGTAAGAAAAAGTTATAATGAATATTATAGTAGATATATTTCAAGGGGTTTTAGTTATGATGATGCTCACAGGTGGGCTAATGATGACACATTGAGAGAGGTTAGAGATGGTGTGCAAACTTTTAACTATCAAATCAACTCAATGGCAAACACAAATGGGCAAGCCCCATTCTTGTCTGTATTTATGTATTTAGGTGAAACTGATGAATATAAAGAGGAACTTGCTTTAATTATTGAGGAGTTCTTTAAACAGAGAATCGAGGGGTTTAAGAATGAGGTAGGGGTGCATTATACTAACGCTTTTCCAAAGCTCCTTTATGTTCTTGAGGAAGATAATATTCACGAAAATTCACCTTATTGGCATTTAACAAAATTAGCGGCTGAATGTACTACCAAAAGAATGGTTCCAGATTATATATCTGAGAAAATAATGAAAAGGGATAAGGTTGATTCTAACGGAGAGGGTCATTGTTATCCTTGTATGGGTAGGTGTAAACTATAGCCCATGTAAAACCTTTTGAACCTCTTGCTTAGAGGGTGTGTAACTTAATGTTATGCTAACGCTTAGGTCTAACAATGCTAAGACATTGCACTAGATGAGAGCGTGGGAAGCCTAGAAATAGGAACCTGTACAGACTATTCCTGATGAGTGTATGGAAGTAGGGCTAGAGATAAGCACTAGCGGCATTATAGGAAACGAAGTGCCTTCAACCGAAGCGGAAGGCTATCTTATAGATAGATGACATAGTCGGTGCCATTGGCGACAATGGATAAAATGTGTAGGAGTTTTCTTACACCTTATATAGATGAAAATGGCAAGTCTAAATATTACGGGCGTTTTAACCAAGGTGTGGTTACCATTAATCTTGCAGACGTGGCATTATCATCAGAGGGTGATTTTGATGCGTTTTGGGAATTGCTTGATGAAAGATTGGAACTTTGTCACAGAGCTTTACAGATAAGACACGAAAGATTATCACACGTCAAAGCTAAAAACGCCCCAATATTATGGATGTATGGGGCATTAGCGAGATTAGATAAAGATGATACAATCCACCCACTACTCCATGGTGGATATAGCACTATATCACTTGGATATGCGGCATTATATGAATGTGTTAAATATATGACAGGTATGTCACATAGTTCAGGCGAAGGCAAAGAATTTGGTATGAAAGTTATGCAAAGACTTAATGACAAATGTAGTGAATGGCGAGAAGCTGAGGATATAGCTTACTCAGTTTACGGCACTCCTATCGAGTCTACAGTCTATAAATTCTCAAAGTGCCTAAAAGAAAGATTTGGCATTATTGAGGGTATAACTGATAGAGATTTTATTACAAATAGTTATCATATTTTTGTCGAAGAACCAATTAACCCATTTAGCAAACTTGTAATAGAGTCAGAATATCAGAGATTAAGTCCAGGTGGTTGTGTAAGTTATATTGAATGTGCAGATTTAACACAAAATGTAGAAGTTGCGCTTGGGGTTATTAAATTTATTTATGACCACATAATGTATGCTGAACTTAACACTAAATCAGATTATTGTCAGAAGTGTGGCTATGATGGTGAAATAGAAATATTCGATAAAGAAGATGGGAAACTTGATTGGAGATGTCCTCAGTGTGGAAACACCGACCACGATACTCTTAATGTAGCAAGAAGAGTATGTGGATATATTTCTACCAATTTCTTTAATCAAGGTAGAACTGACGAAATTAAGAACAGATACATCCACCTCGACAACCACAAGGTAGGTGATTAAATGAGATACGCACAAATCAGAGATATGGACATCTCGAACGGAGAGGGTATAGGTATTGCCCTCTTTGTTCAAGGTTGCCACTTTCACTGCAAAGGTTGCTTCCAACCTGAAACGTGGTCATTTGATGGCGGGAGGGAATGGACTGATGAGGTTGAGCGGAAATTTATTGAACTCGCTGACAAGCCCTATATAACTCGCATATCAATCTTAGGTGGAGAACCATTATGCGATGAGAATATTCAGAAGATTGGTCAACTTATCCTCAAACTTAAAACAGCATACCCTGATAAGGATATATGGTTATATACAGGGTATATGCTCGAAGATATTCTAAAAACGCAAACATTTAATTCTGCTGATAAAGCATATTTTGCTTTATGCAGAGTGCTTTGCATTGAAGAAGTTGATTATCTTATAGATGGTCAATTTGACTTATCTCAACGTGACCTACGACTTAAATTCAGAGGAAGTGCAAATCAGCATATTTGGACAAGAAAAGAGATACTAGAAAGGACAACAATATGAAAATATACTTAGCAGGCGGAGTCTTCTTCTACGGTGACTACCTCCGCAACATCGAATGGGCAGGCAAAATCCGCTCTGCCCTACCAAATGTAGACCTATACAGTCCAGTAGAAAATACAGATATCAACGGCGAGGAGGGCAAGAAAAAGTTTGCAGGCTCCGAAATGATAGCAGATGCAGACAATTCAAGGCTTGACGAAGCAGATATATTAATTGCGTGTATTGATGGAGATGTTCTACCTTCAGGAACCTGTGCTGAGATAGGCAAATTCCACGAGAAGATTGCAAGAGGCGATAATAAACACCTTATTGGCATATGCACCGATACAAGACAGTGTTATCGTACATATTCTGATGAAAAAGACGCTGGGGGTCGCACAAGATTGGGCGAACAGCAGTATTCATATCAGAACCTTTATGTCACGGGTTTACTCAACCAGTGTGATGGAATATTTTATACTATTGAGGAAGTTATAGACTATATAAAATCTCTTGACATTAAGTAGGTTATGTGGTATAATAGTAAACGTAACATAAGATTTGCATTTGCAACTTATTTTGTGTTACGTTTACAAATTTAAGTTAAGGAGGCTTATATGTCTTACGCAAGCAATAAACGCAAGAAAATCCGTAAACAGGCAAAAGAGGACTGGAAATACCTTGTGGCTCAGACTTTTGAGGATTTCTGCAAACAAAGAAACATAACTGATTACAATATGTTCCCCACCGACTCCGACCGCTACAAACAGTTGTGGGCTGAATGGGAAGATTATAGGAAGATGTATTCGGAGGCAAGTGTACGCATAGTATAATTGTTCCATAAATACATTATCGTGGCTTAGAAAATGGTATTTGTGTCATAAGTCACGAATTAACAGCAAAGAAAGGAGATGATGCCAATGAATAACCGCACAATAATCCTGCTTGTGGGCAAAAGTGGCGTAGGAAAATCAACTCTAGCACAATATATGGTTGAGCATTATGGTTGGAAAGAAGTTTTATCATATACAACACGACCACCACGTTATTCCGATGAGGACACGCACTTATTTATTGATGATGCACGTTTTGACGAGCTTGAACGCACCGAAAACATATGTGCCTACACTGAATTTGATGGATATAGATATGGTGCAACCGATACACAAGTGGATAAAGCTGATATTTATGTCATAGACCCCGATGGGGTGGAATATTTTCTGCGGTCATATAAAGGTCGAAAAGTACCAATTGTAGTGTATCTAAAAGCACCTGACTGGTTACTCATTGAGCGTATGAGAAAGCGTGGAGATAGCGAGGAGAAGATTAAGGCACGCATTGAGAACGACAAAGTCAAGTTCAAACCTTGTGATGGGGAATATTATACAGATTATGCGATACCCGTGGTTGATGAAGGGGTTGAAATAACTACGGCAGAACTCGGAGTTCACCTTAATGCCATTCGGTTTATAGAACACAACAATATCCGAAAAGCGGAGGTGATGTTGCCTTGAGGGAATACGCAAGATACCGTATTGCATTTGACATAGATGACGTGTTATGGGACTTAAACAAATGCTGGCTTGATGAATACAACCTTTACAACACTAATGGTGAAAAATTCTCAAAAGAACAGGTTAAATCTTGGAACATTGAGAATAGCCTAAAGCCCCAGAACCCAAATCTATTCTGGGCAATTCTGTCTAATAAAGGCACTTGGAGTGCAATAGACAAGTACATATATAATAATACTAAAGAATTGTTAGAACAGTTGAACACAGACCCACACATTGACTTGTATATCGTAACCGCAAGTCATCCTGAGAACCTAGCCTACAAGCTCCCTGCATTTTTCCGCAATTTCCCATTTATTAACTGGAAGCAGTTGATTATCTGTCAAGACAAATCAATTCTTAATATGGATATGTGGGTAGATGATAAGCCTGAGCTTATGGAAAAACTACACATACTAGGCAAACGCTGCGCAATGGTAAGCAAACCTTGGAATAAAAACTGCAACGCAGCCGATTGGATATTTGGAGAAGATTTTGATATAAAGGAATGGAAACAAATGTGCGTTGACTCAAGAAAGATAGAGGTAGATGATGAATAAACGAATGGAAGAAGAATTATGTGTTATAAAATACATTTGTATTACTGATGACAAGGTTATGAAATCTTTTGTCTGTACCTATGATGAGGCGATTAAGACTATCGAACTTATCAAGCGTATGGATTATATTAATATTAGTGGTGTAGGAAATGATTATGATGACGATTGGACACTTCTATGGATAAAGCTCAAGCCCTCTGAACAATATCATTACCTACAGTGCGTTGAAGTTTATTTAGATTGTGAGGACTAATATGATAAAATTTGGAAAAATGCGACACGGAGCTAAAATTCCTAGCTATGCCACAAGCGGTTCGGGTTGGGCGGATATGTATGCGTGTTTTGATGAGTATGAAATAATTATTCCGCCCCACGAGTGCAAGCTAATCCCAACTGGATTATGTAGCGAGTTTCCTAAAGGGTATAGACTTGGACTTTACGAACGTGGAAGCAACAGCAAGAGCAATATGCAGATAATGTGCGGCAAGATAGATAGTGACTACAGGCAGGAAATCTTTGTTGCAGTGTATAACGCAAATAGCGTACCAATGGAAATAACCAAAGGTGTGGATAGCGTTGAGAAAACCGCAGATTTTGTGCGTGTTCCTTACAGCAAGGCAATATGTCAGATTGCAGTTGAGATTGTGCCTGATGTGGAGATTGTTGAGGGGAATGTGAATGATATGATTAGTAGAGATAGTGAAAGAAAAGGGGCTGAGGCTCTTGGCAGTACGGGTAGATAACACAACAATTAAATTTATAAAACCAAATGAAGATGTTGCATATGTTAGCACAACACCAACTACGGCTGTAGACAAAGCGATTTACGCCGTAAGACCCTATACTCTTGCTCTTATATCCCCAGACGATATACCTAAAGGCAAGAACCCTAACATACGTCATATTTCTTACATTAACAAAGATACAAAGAAACTTTGCTTTAAAGAGGATCTTGTAGCAGAACTGACCCCTGTCAATGTAATATTCAACCCACCTGCCACCATTGTATTTTGGGAAGATGGCGAGAAAACTGTGGTTAAATGTGGCGAGAACGAAGTTTATGACAAAGAAAAAGGTCTAGCTATGGCGTTTTGCAAGCGTGTATGGGGCAACAAGGGTAGATTTAATACAATGTTTGAGAAATGGTGTTTTGGAGATGAAAAAACTAAATAACACACTAAACTGGAAAGGTTTTAAACCTGAGATGATTGCCGAAATTGTCACACGCAAACTCAAAAGCGACTATTCAGTAAGAGATGACAAACTTGATTGTCCAAAAAGTACAAACAAGTTAAAAGAAGGTGCATATACAGGCGAGCACCCGCCATTTGATGATAATGGTATTGGATATGCAGTAAGAAAAGAAGATATAAAAGGAAAACTTAAAGAAAAATTTTGTTGCACGGAAAAGAAATCAACAATCATAATAACCGCAACCGAATCACAGGGCAGAGGTGGCAAAGGCGAACCTATCCGCTACAAAGTCGAAAAAACAGCCGATAATTAAACCGACTGTTCTAATGGGAGTATGAATTTACTCCCATTTTTTCGACCCTAAAATTCTACCTTTAGATTATATGTTCCACTATTTGCCGCATATATAGTTGGGGTCTGTGCTCCATATTTATATATTGCAAACGGATAATTTGTGAAGCTTGGGTTGCTTACAACAGCACCAAATGTCGCATCAGTAGCAACATTAATTGTTTCTCCAGTAACCTCGCCTAAATATACGCCTGCATATTCACCTGTTACCTCTTTAGCTACAAGCTGGTAAGACTGTCCATCCCAATCAATAACGTAGTTTTCGCCTACCTGTAAATCCATACCAAGTCCTGCACTACCTACATAGAATGTTCCGCCATATCCCTTATTAACAGCAACATCATTGTCATAAATTACAGTGATTGCATCTAAATCAACCGAAATAGTCTGTGATTTATCATTTTTAATAGTTCTTGTTTTGCCTGTGTGCCCAGTTAATGTTACTGTTACGCTATAATTACCATCAAGGTCTGGAAGCACAAAAGTTCCATCTGTTCTAGCGGTCACCGCATTACCATCTTCACCTATAACTGATACATTGGCGTTTTCGGGTGTAGTTTCCACAGTAAGAACATAGCCATCAGTAACAACCATTTCATCGTCACCATTTGAATCAAAGAAATCAGCATCTAAGCCAACTCCACAATTGCCTGCAATCATTTTTACTTTATGGATATTATTTTTTAATGTAATACAAGGTCTATATCCGTCTACCTTAACAACCTTAAAACTCTCGCCATCCCACATCTGACCGCAACCAGTTACAGCTTTAGTGGGGTCTACGGCTTGAGTATCGGCAAGGCAGAGTATACCATCTATAAGTTTGAGGCTTGAGTCGAATTTGAAGCCTCCACAAAATTTCGCCATAGGATTACCTCCTTTGTAATTAACTAAGTTAAGTTATTTAATTTGTTTGAAAGTGCTATGCCATAGTTATAAGAATGTATTCTACACCCGGTCTAAAATACCAATAACTGGCATCAAAGCCAACAGTCTTTACACTACGACTTCCACCGATGGTGGTATAGATAAATTCATTTGAAGAAGCGTACTCACTGCCTAAAATAGTTGCGTTTTGGTTACTAGTCCGTGATGTTGTGAAATCCATAAACGCCTGAACAACAAGTCCTGTCTCATTTATTGACTGCAACACTGGGGGTGCAGGGTCAAAGAGCATAACTCTATTTGGTAACGTTGGTAGGCTATAGGACAAAGGGGTGTTTGACTCTTCATAAGAAGTGAATGTAATAACATCTATTGCTCCTTGAGTGCAATTATTCGCCGAGACTATATCGTGACAACCAATCCACCATTCATTACTATGTTGTCCATCTTGTGTAGCTAGTGATGTATTAGAAGTAATAAAGCCGTTAAATTGTTGACCCTTAGATGGTAAATGTATAGCGTCATACTTCGTATAAGTGCTATAATTGCTGTTATTACAAATTAATTCTACTAGTCCATCATCCCCATAACTTACAGTCCAAGTAGCCCCCTCAATGTCAAGCCCATATATTACAGAGCTATCCGCACTTGCATAAGCAACATAATTGAATATTCCACTAGAAATAATTTCGCTGTCATTCTTATTGATAATGACTTTCGTAGGATTATGCAACGTATATGTTCCAGTGTCACCATTAAAT